GGCGAAGGAGTATGCCGCGATGATTCTCGAACTGTGTCCAGAGAGTCGGGAACGGTCGGTTGCCCTTACAGAGCTTGAAACCGCAATGATGTGGGCAAACGCCTCAATCGCAAGGAACTGAGGAGGTGCTGGTGAGAAATGAAGTTGTCGCATGGATCGCAGTGAACAATGGGACCAAGCAACCTATGCAGGGATTTATATTTTTCGATCATCGATACGGAATGGGGGTAGAGAGTGGGCGCGATGCTGCATACAGAGCGTTAAGAGAACATCTAGTTACTGAAGCATCAGAGCATAAGATTAGGGAGCGTTTTGGTTTGGTATTAGAACAGGTAACAGTGGTTTTTGATGATAAGGAGCAGCCGAGAAATGAGTGAGCCAATGGACACGATAAAACAATTCAATGAGGCAATGGCCAAGATTCCCCTCAAAGACCCTTCCCCCTCTATCCCATGGCGCAAACCGGAAGAGAGGCCGGAGGTGGGCAGGGAATTGATTCTTGCGGAAGCGCACTGTGATCCGGAAAAGAAGCCAGTTTTGTATGAAGGAAGGGTAACACAGAATGGGGAGGTCTATCTCCCTTACACAGAATGTGAACATAAATTAGAGAGTTTCTTGTGCTGGATCTACGCCGACGAGATCCCATTACCGGATTGGTGTTTAAAATGACCGACGCCAAAACCACACAGCGCCTTATCGAGTCCCTGGTTGCCGAGCTTAAGCAGTGCAAGAGCACATATCGGATCCGGCAGTTGAAGAAGCAGATTGAGAAACTTGAAAAAGAGAGGAGAAAGAAGAAATGACAAGCGAGTTGGAGAAGAGGGCGGAGGAGGAGATAGGGGCCACTTATGAGAGTGAGCTTCCTGCGGAATGCGTTCCAAAAAAACCCGACATGACGGTCGCTTTAGTAAAATATATGAAGAGATTGTTTTACGCCGGAGCGGATTACGGAGCCAAAGCCGAACGCGAAAGGATCTGGGCGGCTATTCAGTCGCTATCGGGACACATCGAAGCCCAGGCACATGTGGCCGTGCTCGATTATGCAGAACTAAAGCGCGTTTTTATTCAAGGGGACTCATGAAAGAATCTGATTCAAATCTGCAAAAAGAGCTGGAATTAATTAAGGCCCTGATTGATAAGCTATTCAAACACTCAAACGAGCAATTTGATACGCAAATCAAAATAAACCGCGCCGTGTACTATCGACTCGGTAAGTTGGAGGACGCGAAGTTAGAACCAAAGCCTGAATTAAGCGCGCCCGTAAAAGGTTGGCTCCCAACGGGAAAAGAGGCGGCAATAGCGGTGAATGTTTGTTTATGGATAGTTGTTCTTTCCTGTCTCATTGCACAGTACGTCAAGGCTGAAACTCCCAATTGGTTTTTATACGACCAACGAATAGGGCAGAAAGCGCAGGAGTATAAAAATCGATGGAGCAGTGGGAACGACGGCGATAAGCTTGCAGCGACCTACTACGATGCCGCATTGGGATTCGAGTACATCTCACGTCGACTCGGCGATCCGTCACTCACAAACACAGCATTAGCAGCAGCTCAATATTACTCAAGCAATTATGTAGTTCCTGCGGGTGGGGTAGTTCCTGGAAATTGGATCTTCACCGATGGATTACGCAAGTTCGGGTTCGGCTCTACTGTTAATCTACTGGCGCAAAATGGCTCTTACTGCATGACCAACGTGGCCCACGAACCTCTGTATAATGTGGGGCTTTCCAGAGAGGTTGCTTACTGCCTCAAGGCAATGCTCAACGCTCAAGCCATGGGCTATACAGTCAACCAAGACCGATTGTTTCAGCATATCAGCGCGGCACAATCTCACCTTGAGCAGTGGGCGAGCGGGGTAGGAATCCCCTACTTGCGTCCGTTCATGGTTGGCCTCACTGCAAACTCAGTCATCAGATATCACGACACAATTGCGCCTCTGGGAATCAGAGAGAGATTGCAAGCAGTCGCCACAAAGATGAAAAACGAATTGTGGATAGAGAGTGCAAGGGCTTTTAAATATACGGACAGAGTGACACCAGAGGGCGGAGAAGAGCCAGCACCAGATCTAAATCTATTGATTGCCCCAATGTATGCATGGCTAGGGGATCGAGAATTCGCGGGGAAAATCTTCAATGGAGGCGTGGAGGGCGCGTATCTCGGCAATATTGGCAACATGAAGCAATTTAACCAAAACGTGGCTTTTGTTCCCGAATTTGAGCAGTGGATAGCGGCTGTGGCGACTCCCAGCCCGACACCAACGGTTGTGCCTACTCCTACCCCGTGCGTAAGGCCCGCAAACATGAATTCGGTAAAAAAACTAGATCAGTACATCAACTGTCGAGTTGATAGAATTGTAACAATTAACGAATTGAGGGAGTGATGGGAAGATTACCAGCATCTAATGGGAGCTTCTGGGACAAGGTTGAGATTGGGCCACTCGCCGAGTGCTGGAATTGGGGCGGCGCTTTAAATAGGCATGGCTACGGTAAGCTAACCTTTCACCAGCGCGACATGATGGCGCACCGCCTTGCGTTCGAGCTTTGCTTCGGTCAGTCACCGGAGTGTGTGTGTCATCGGTGTGATAATCCAAGGTGTTGCAATCCGAGTCATTTATTTGGTGGAAGCCCAAGGGATAACTCGATGGATCGGGACGCAAAGAAAAGAGGCCCACAGGGAAGCAGAAACCCCCGGGCGACGTTAACAGAGAGCGAGGTTTCAGCGATTCGAGATCGTGCCGCGAGCGGAGAAAGGCAGGTAAATATTGCGCGATACCTTCGGCTCACTAGAGCCAGGGTGTCTAGTATTGTGCGTGGGCGTCAGTGGGTGGGCGCGGGGGGAATGTTTACTCCGCGGCAACGCTTTTTATCGGCGGAAGAGGTTTGTGAAATAGCGGCGCTTCTTAAAGGTGGGGCAAGGAGAGACGAGCTGCAATCACGCTTCCAGGTTGGACAGGGAACTATTGCTAGGATCGCGCAGGGTGCTCATTTCCATCAGCGGAAAATAAAAATAAATGACTTGATCGAGTAGCCCGAAGTATGCAGGGGAACTTTCCCGTGGTAGAATTTTGGTCGGTGGATAGAGTCCAGCGCGGAAATTCCCGCATTGACCTAAGTCGCGAGCAGATCGCGGCAGAGGGATTCCGACACAAAAATCAGCAGCTTATTGATGGTGGTATCAAGTACGGTTCACGGAGTGAGATCGCGTGCTCTCGCTTGCTGCAAAAGTATCTCCCTGACTGGCTTCCGGTTGAGGGTCAAACTTTCCAGGTGCCCATCGGCTATAATAAGCGGTGTGATTTTTACATTCCAGGCCGCGACCAACTCATAGAGTTTCACCCGATAATACTTAAATACGAGATACAGCACCGAGGAGCAGCGCGAGAGATTGAGCGCGCACTATGGCGCATGGATCGCGAGACAAGGGCGGGGCTTGAGGATGCTTTGGTAGCAGAGCTCAGGCTTCAATACTTCAAAAAGCGTAGGTTTGCGCTCGATTATGGTGATGGGCGCTTTGCACACACAGAGCTTGTCCTAGTTTGCTCAAGTGAGGAGTTTGTTGAACGGGTGTTGCGGTTTAACGGCCAGAAGCGAAACGAGGCTCTTGCTGAGTGGAAGCGCATCGTAAGCAGTAAGAAAATCTAGTGTAGGGTGCTTATTTGAATATTTTAGTTTGCCCTTTCTGTTCTATTGCCGACCACAATACGTATGACTTTTTCGGGCTGACAATGCTCGATTGCCCTTCTCGTGGGACCGATAGTCACATACTCGCCCATGACTTGGATCCCGATTTGGTATCAGGCTTGCGCCCGTTATGGTATTGGGAGCCCTACGATCCAATCACCCGTGAGCTATTGGATTGGAATCTCCCGGCAAGCCTTGAGCATGATAGGCGCTACGTAGAGCAAGACTGCTCTAGGCGCGAAGCCGATCAAGAATGGTTTGATACCTGTAACGCGATAATCCGCACAATACAAAACCGCGAGATGCGCGACGCATGGCACCAGTCAACAGAAGTTAAGTATAGGACAATTAGAACTTTAGGTTGGATAGCTTGGGAAAAGAACAGAATAAAAAAGATGCTAGGACTGAGCCACTGACTGATGAGGCTTTGATGTCGCGAGTTGTCCAGCGCGATGAGGAAGCATTCAGAGAGTTAATGGACAGGCACGGCGCAAAAGTTCGGGGCATTCTAGCGCAGATGTTGCGCGACCGCGACGAGGTGCGCGAAGTGGAGTCTCTAACGTGGATGAATGTATGGAGGGCGGCTCACACGTTCAATGGCGGCTCTCAGGTGAGTACCTGGCTCTATCGAGTGGCCTGGAACGATGGTGCTTATAGACTTCGGATGATGTCGCGGCGACGGAAGCGAGAGAAGACAATCCCCTTTGAATTAAAGCAGCACGAGGTGGGAGCCTCCTTTGAGCCCGACTACGGCGCGCGCTCAAAGCTATTCGACATTCTCTATATGGCGCGCAAATTACCCGCAGAAGATAGGGCGGTGTTCGATTGTCTTACCCGCGAGTTTGTCGCAAGAGAGGGGGCGGCAATGCTCGGCATCTCTCAGGCTTGCTATAAATCCAAGCTTTACCGCATGCGCAGAATCTTCAATCGAAGGAGGTTTGCGAGTGTCTAGAGCCGATAGGCAAACGGTTGTAGGGACAGAAGAAGAGGAGGAGTCTTTTAAGATCCCCGAAGTGCGATTACTTGCCGCAATAATAGCCCGAAGCGTTCAGGATTATTCTTGCCCGCTCTCAAGCCGAGAATCGTTAAATAACGCGCGTTTAGCTTGGCTTTTCTTCTATTCCGACCTTTCCGAAAACGTGCCTTTCTCATTCCGGTGGATACTCGCTCATGTATTCCCCGAGTCGGACGTAGAAGACGCAAGGGGCCTAATTCTTGCTAAGTGTGAGGCTATCCGGCTCAAAAATAGGCAGGGAGACATAAAAATCATATCCTGGAAAGGGTTCTTGATAACTCGTAAAGTTAAGGGGAAGGAAATTGAACATTGAAAGACTGAAATTAGGCGAGATAGTTCCTTATAAAAAGAACAATCGGAAGCACTCAGAGCTCCAAATTGAAAGGATTGCGCGATCTATCCAAGAGTTCGGCTTCAACCAACCTATCTGCATAGACGAAAACAACGAGATTTTAGTAGGTCACGGGCGACTCCTGGCGGCGCAAAAACTAGGGTTAAAAGATGCCCCTATCGTACGACTTAATGATCTCACCGAAGAGCAGAAGCGAGCGTATAGAATACTCGATAACAAACTACAGAATGACAGTGAGTGGGACTTTGACAGCCTTTCCGAGGAGCTCGACTTTCTCCAGAGTAACGGCGTGGACTTGGAGTCTTGGGGGCTCGATGATTTGAAGTCTCTATTCCCGGAGCCGGAGATAGAGGTATCAGAGGACGACGGGCCAGGTGAGGTACCTAAAGAAACCTATATCAAGCTCGGGGATTTGATCGAGCTTGGTAAGCATCGGGTTTTGTGTGGGGATAGTACGAAAGACGATGAGGTTAAGGAATTATTGCGAAGAGATAAGCCTAGAATAGTGGTGGCTGATCCTCCTTATGGGATCAATTTGGAATCGGATTGGCACACTCAAACAGACAAACGCCCCATTATCGGAGACGGATCGGATTGGTCGCCTGAGCTAATAAAGACAATATTTAGAAACTTCAAATCCTGCGATGATATTTTCATTTGGGGAGCAGATTATTTCTTTGAGCATATAGAAAATAGAAACGAGGGATCGTTGTTAGTATGGGACAAAAGATCAAATAGCGATAATATCGGACAATTAGACGGTGCAATTGGATCGGATTTTGAAATTTGTTGGAGCAAACAGAAGCACAAAAGAAGCATAATCAGACAATTAAAAGAAACGGGCGTTTTCGCTAACAGGGGCGAGGATGCGCCTACTGGACACCCCACGCAAAAACCAATTCCGTTAATAGCCAAGCTAATTCTGCCTTACTCCGAAAAAGGCCACGCAGTTATCGATCCGTTCCTCGGCTCCGGCACAACGCTAATCGCAGCCGATCAACTAAACCGAATCTGCTACGGCATGGAGATAGAGCCGAAGTATTGCCAAGTAATTATCGAGCGATACAAAAAATATTGCGAACAAAACGGCAAGAATTTCGAGTGTAAAATAAACGGCAAAGCCTTTATTCCACCTTCAGATGAAAAAGAAGCCTTATAAGCTAGGCCGCAAGCCACACGAGCCAACGGAGGAAAACCGGCGAAAGGTGTCTATGCTTGCGGGCTTGGGGCTGCCTCTTGAGCACGTTGCTCGCGTTATTGGGATCGACTTCAAAACTTTAGATAAGTATTACCGCGAAGAAATCGACAAGGGGAAAGCGGAAGCGCATGCGCAGGTTGTGGGGTGTCTTTTCCAATCTATTAAAAAGGGTAATGTTGTCGCGCAGATATTTTGGTTGAAGACACAGCTAGGATGGCAGGGCGACGGGAGCCAGGCAACGGCTCAAAAGATGCCGCGCCCTGTTTATAGAGCGTTATCGAATCGGCCACTTACTGCACCGGGATAAAGCGAGTCATGTCGAACTTAGTTGTGTCAAATTGTAAAAGGGTAAGGTTCGCTCTTCCATTCGCGTTGGAAGCACCCGCAACGCCGTTAAGCCTTAACTTTGACCTTGCCGGGTAATAAATTGGCCCGTTAGCGAAGGAGCGATAAGGAAAGCTCCCATCAATCTGCGAGATAAAGTTTGCAATGAGATTAAACGCGCCACCCTCAATCTGCTTATAGAGATAAGCATAGTTGATTTGAGCAACCGTAACCCCGATATCCACATCTAGGAGAAGAACCGCCCTGTCATCCGGGACCATATAGAAAGCCGATCCGCTTCTTGCATACCCGGCATCTCCGCGATTGTAAACCGTTGCCGGAACGCCAGTAGTAACAGTGCCGGTGCCGACGTATAAATTGCCCGCGTTGGTCAAGCCGGTGCCAGCCGCCACGCACTCGATAAGATTAACACCTAACGTGGTTGCGGATAGGGAGACTCCAGTTTGACCGTCGAGAGTCAGAACCTCATTAACCTCGTCATAAGTTGAGTTGATATATCGGACTCTTGCCGTGTTACACCCAGTGCCGACCGGCGCCCCGTCGTCGTTTGCTGAGCCGCTTGAAATGGTTGCCGCCGTTGCAGAGGTAGGCCACGCAAAGGAAGAAGAACCGGGCCAGTATGTCTCTTCTGATGTTGAAACAGAGTTATTAAAGCCGGTGAGATTAATAATCTCCGCGCCATCCACAAGACCCATGGCCACCTGTGGCCCTGAGATTGATCGCCCGTCTTTCGTATAAAGCACCTGTGCGCTTGCCACGTTTGAGATAAGCACGAGGAGAATCGATAAAATTATTCGCATTTTAAAATCCTAAAGAGACGCCGAGGATAGGCGAGCGGTCACTTGTTAAGTCCCACTCCTGCGTATGATTAAAAAGTGACACCCTGAGAGCTTCCTGCCAATGGGTATGTACATCCACGGCGGGCTTCTCGATGTCCGTCGTGCCCTGCTTAAAGCGAGTCTTTTCAAGCGAGTTGATAAGGTTGCGATTCCAAGCCCCGATTTCTACCACCTCGTAAAGCAATAGCTTATTAGTCTGCTCAACCGATGACCGGACGGGCGTGACCTCGCGCCGGGATACTATCTCAGTTTTTGAATAGTGAGCCCTCAGATACTTCTGGATATGCTCGTAGTCCGACCCCTGCACCTTGTGAGAGCCCGCATAACCCGAGCGGTCGCCGTCTATTCTGATGATGGTGTTCCCGAATCTGGCTTTTGGAAACTTAGCCATAAACTCCACCACTCCGTCGTCGAGCTGATTCGATTTGCCGTCAGACTCCGCAAGCACTCGAATCTTTCGCCCTCGCCTACCGTCGCGCCGCTGATACGGTTGATCCTGCCAAACAACCCAGGCAAGGGGCGTGCGGTTGAAGTCCCAAGCAAAAACCAAGGGGAGATACGGATCGGGCTCGATGCCCAGGACGATATTTGCCGCGTGAAGATTGGTGTAGCAAGCCGACTCCGTGAAGCTTGCAAACTTACCCTCTAGATACGACTGAAGCTTAATAGGATTCCACGCATGCGCTTTTATAAGCCTATCCACATAGCCAGATACCAGATTGCCACTGTTCCACTTCGTTCTTAACCGGATACGCTTATAGTTCTGCTCGCGGTTGATTGCTAACCAGTGATTTGCCTCCTCCCACTCCTTGCCCTCGCATAGCGCTGCAAAGTGATTCATGCCCTCTGGTGTCCCCTCTGCTATCCCCTGAATCGCTACCGCTTTTTTATCGCGGGCGCGGGCTACTAGCTTTTCTTGAACTATGGGGGTATCGAAAACTAAGCCAGCTTCGGATACAAGCCAGTGGGAAATGTTAGACCCTACCATGAGCTCTGGCCTATCCGCGCTATGGAATACCACCGTAGGGGCCTTAATACCCTTCCACTCAATCCGCATTGGTTTCGATTTGTGGACTCGATAGTGAACATCAGGAAAGAGCCCATAAACCGAGCTTAGAACCTCTTGATAAGACGGTAACAAAACGTCCTCCACCTTGTTGTGAGTAGGTGCCACCGCCCAACATAGATCGCACTCGGAGTTGAGCGATACCAAATCATGAAACTTGATGAACGATCCGAAAGTCTTCCCCGAGCCGAGCCCACCAGGAACAAGGAACATCTCTGTGGTTAGATCGCTCATAGCGTAAGCAACCCACCACGGGAGCCTACTTTGAATCGTCAGTTCCCGTTCGTCTTTCGTCTGCTGCTTCGCTCTCATCTCTCGGGGGCTCCTCGGTTACACTAAAAACGGGGCGCGGCATTTTTTGGGCCGTTGCCTGGCTCCCGTCGCCCTGCCATCCTAGTTGTGTCTTCAACCAAAATATCTGTGCGACAACATTGCCCTTTTTAATAGAGCGGAATAAACAGCCCACCACCTGGGCGTGCGCTTCTGCCTTGCCCTTGTCGATCTCGTCTCGGTAGTACTTGTCTAAAGTCTTGGCATCGATGCCGATAACCCGCGCCACGTGCACTAATGGCAAGCCTAGCCCGGCAAGCTCCGCAACCCTCTTGCGGTTCTCCTCCGTTGGAACGTGCCAACGATCCCTCTTTTTGCGCCCGCTTTTAGTGCTCAATCTCTCTCGTCTTAATCTTGCGAGTTATGAGAAACCCTTTCCAGGATATAATTTTTATGTCCCCCTGCCTATTTTTGAGCCGGATTGCCTCGCACTTAGCAAGGATTAGGCCCCTCGCGTCTTCTACATCCGACTCCGGGAATACATGAGCGAGTATCCACCGGAATGAGAAAGGCACGTTTTCGGAAAGGTCGGAATAGAAGAAAAGCCACGCTAAACGCGCGTTATTTA